GACACTGAGCGCGTTATCAACAGCGATCGGAAGATACCTTTTGCAAAACTCAGCCTGTGTGGATCCCTCTGGAGGATCAATACTTGTTACCGTCGCATCATCGCCTAAGTGCGAAAGCGCCAGATTGCATATGTCTACTTGGCTCGCCATAAGATCCCCCTGCTAAAACAGAAACGGGGAGGACAACGCCCCCCCGCTCCAGGTTAAATAATAACGATCGGATTGCTATTCAGCAAAGTCCGGCTCGCTTGAATCATCTGCCAACTCTTCCTCGACCACCTTCTTGGCCTTTGAAGCAACAGCGGATTTCTTGGAAGGAGCCTCGACTAACTGAAGATTCTTTCCAGCCTTGCCGCTGTACTCAATCAGCTCTCCCTCTTCGACGATCCGGTTACCGATAAAAGACTTTTGTAGAACTTTGTATGTAGGCATATGACTCCTATATTAAAGAACATCAAACCCTGATGGGTAGTCTTTTTTGTCTGTGATCACGTTCACAACCGAAGCTGTGAAAGCACCAGCAGTCAAGTTAGCAGTCGCTACCGTGTAGCGAGCGCCAAGATACCGCTGCCCGAGTGAACCGAGCACTGGGTTAATCTTCACGACGTTTCTGTAGCCAGCAACAAGGCTTGCGACAGGAATGCCAGCTGAAGAACCGATCACTGTAGGCGAACTCAAGTCAGCCGCAGCAGATGAGATGACTTCAAAAGTCACCACTGCCGAGCCGCCGGAGGTAGCTGTGGTATCGACGTTAAAGTGCATAAAAAGCTCTTTACCTTCGCCGATGTCACGCGCCTGAAGCAGGTCGATTTTGTCCGTGGAAACAGCCGTAGCTGTGACCGCTTGTGCGGTCGATACTTGTAACAGTCCATCAATATACATTCTATTGTCCCTTTCCTATTAGGATACGGTTGCTTCTGTGTTGAGGAGTACGTCAACCTTGCGGATTGGCACACCTTGGAATGACATCCAGTTTGCATGAGTTCCAAACTGGGTTAGGCCTTTCTCGATCGCCAGCACGTTCTGAGAAGTCGAAAGTGCTTGCAAGCGAAGCATCGAGTACAACGTGCGGTTCATGTAGAACGCAAGGTTGCATGACGATGGGTTAGGAATGCGATCCAGCATCCGGCTCATGAAGTTAATCAATGCAGCTGGGGATGAGTTGGAGATCAGGTTGGAAACGTCGATGTTGCAGGTACGGACGATATAACGCCAGTCCTTCACAACAAGGCCGTTCTTCCACTGATACTTAGTGCGGTACGCTTCAAACTCGTTGCCGTCAGCGTCACGAACCAAGTCAACGCCAAGATCTTTATGCTCAAGACCTGCTGTAGACCCTTTAGGGAAAATGCAGTGAACAGTGTTCGCGCCCCACCCGATCAAGTAGATCGAAGCGTTATCCGAACCTGCGCCACCAGCACTCAGAATGTTCTTGCCGTTTGCTGCACCAGAAATTGTTGAATACCGTGGTGCAATACCAAGATATTTCTTTGGGTCCGTTCCTGGGTTCCCGTAGAACATTGCGCTTGCTTGCTCTTGGCTCATCGCCTCAAGGAATGCAGCGTCTTCTGAGAAACGGAATGCAGCGGTGCCGCCGTTCAAAGAAGCCAAGTCAACGTCTAGGTTGCAGTGAGCTTCCAAGATACCAACCGACTCATCAACTTGCGCTGTGGTCGATTTGCTCTTTGGCACACCTTTGTTGATTGCTCTCCAGTAGACGGCTGGCAAACCTGTACGAATAGTCACGCGGTGACCAGTCTCAAGGTTACCTTCCATAAACGGAGCGTCTAGGAGGATGTCGTTCGTCTGAGAAAGAACTTCGGCTACTGCCGCAATTTTTCCATCTGGATCCATACGCTTTGCCACGTCAACTAACGTAGGCAAAGTCGAGCTTAATGTTGCCATCTATTTCACTTTTCCTTTTTCTGATTGGGATACAAACGCTCTTCAATAGATCTTTGCTGGCTAGCCTCAGATCCGCGGATTAGCGGTTGTTCCTGGATTTTTTTGCCAGCCTTGTAGAATGCCCGAATTATTTCGGGGTGATTCCCTAAGCCGGATTGGTTCAACAACGCCTGAAGTTCTGGAGTACCAAACTCTTTCATCGCACTTCGTGCGATACCAAGGTTTTGATCGAAGGCTGACCCTCCGAACTCCTTGTCAGATTTGGAAGACTCAAGCCAGGTCTGCCGCGCTTGTTGCATGGTGCTTTGCATCTTGCTTTCAAACGCGCTCTCTAGCTTGAAGCCTAAGTCCACGACTTTCTGGGCTTTGTCCTTACCGATGCCAAGCTCTTTAGCAAGTGCCTTAAACTCCTCAGAAACCTCTGGGTTCAGCGCCTTCCCTTCGGGAGCGGTGAACTCAAACGTCTCCGGAGCTTCGTCTTTCGACGGCTCTTTGGAGTTTTCTTTGGATGGATCTCCATCCTTAGATTCACTTGCCTTAGAAGCGTCAACCGGAGCGTCCTTGACGGCCTCGGATGTCTGCTTGGTGTCGGCAGGTTGTTGTTGAGTTGACGGTTCAGCAGCAGGATTCTCTCCTGCTTTGTTTGCTGTCGCGTCAACGGTTGGTTCAGAAGGACTCGGTGTGTGATTACTGGGAGTCGTTTCTGTCAAAACTGTTTCTTGAGGTGTGCTCAACTTCTTTCTTCCTTTCCTGTAACGCCGTCAGATATTGCTCTGGAGCGTATGTATTGATCATGTCCAGGAGTAAGAGGCCGATGTTTCTCTGGCCTTCGTTGAAAAACGTGGTTGAATTTCCGGTGAACGACGTTCTGAAGACACCAGTTCTTTCTAGCATTAGCCATATAAACCGCCTCCCCCTTTTGTCGTTCATCAGCCACACAAAGTCGCTTTGCTCGACCTTAGATAAAGTTTTAGCCTTTCTCTTAAGCCGATCGTCCTCATCGCTTTGCAATCGAAGATTAGTCGGATCGTACTCATCACTCATTAAGTTCAAGGATAAAACCCACTTGTTGCGTTACGCGTACTTTTTCTTTTCGGTTGTCTTTTGCGAAACATAAGTTATCGCCTTTGACGCCGCTTTAGGATGATCCAGTCAAACACCACCCCACCAGGCGTCACACTTCCGATAGTCATCTGAAACCCTGTGAACTGAAATCCGCTTTGCTGGAAAGCCATATCATTCAACAATATGTCTATGGACAAAGATCATGCGAACTTGGATCTCGACGCAGTACGCAAGCTTTACCTCGCCATTGAAGAGGGAAAGATCTTCATCGACGGGATAGATCCCAAAACAAGGAATAGAATCTCGCTCGACAATTACAACCTCGCGCTCGCGCTTCGAGCCGCGGAGAGCCTTATGAAAATGGCGGTTTACCTGCAAGAAAACGCTAATTCAGGATGGGCAGACGATGAAGTGACCAAGTATCTTGGCCGCGAACACTCGCGCAAGAACAAGGCCGCCGCCGCCCTGGAGAATAAAATCCGTTGACGCAAGCGCAACAAGGATTAAACCTATTAGACATAGGAGGACACACAAACATGGCTAAGAAAAAAATGGCAAAAAAAGGCGGCAAAAAAGGCTGCTAAGGTCTACATCCGGGACCCTCATTGGAAGGCTTAGGTCTACTGACCTGAGCCTTTCTTATTTTGAAGCGCCGTCCGCACCTTCACAAAAAAGTCATTGAGCACGATCACCTCAGAGCGCAGTGGATCAATCTGTGCCTTGGTCTGTTCGTTCAGCTCTGTGATCAAATCAATCTTAATATCGCGCAGCGCGTCAGCCGTCTTCGCGGAAAGCTCGAACGACTTGCGAGTAGTCTCCTGGACTTCAGACAGCCTGGCCACGATCGCAGTCTGCACGTTCTCGATGCTCCGAAGGCGAGCGTCAACCTCTTTGGATCTTGAATTGATATGTTTCTCAAGAAAATCCCGACTCGTGTCGATCAAATACTTGGTGACCTTCCAAATGCCAGCACCAAGAACCGTCAGCAGGGGGAGCATAGAGCCAACGATGGCCCCTATATCTGACGCACTTATCTTGACTTCGTTTGGATCGACAGCCATTGCACTCCCCCGTTCAAGTGGTTAGGCCCGCGACCCGCGTCCATGCAGCGTGGGCCTAACCGATCGCACGATCTTATAAAGCCCAAAACACAAGCACCAGGTAGCCGAGCCGTTCTAACATCGCGCCTGGCAAGTGCAAAGCCGCCTAGCAGCGACAGTGGTGGTAGCCAGCCACCTGGTACTCATTACCAGAATGTTTACTGTCTACCATTTAGTCAATCATTTGAGCCGAGTTAAGAAGTCTTTACTCTGACGCAAGATCAATCGCTCGCTTAACAAAAGGCCCGCTGAACTTTATCGCTTCGTTCAGAATCTTCTGCTCAAGCTCAGTCACACTAAAATCTGACGGAGAATCTTGAATCTTTGTTGCCAATGACGCCATTGCGCTGAGATCAGCAACGCTGCGCGGCAACATTGTCAAAATCTTTTTAATGACAACTGTGTGAGCCATTAGCTGCTCACCAGAAGACTCATAAACCGGAGATCCGTTAGGCATAGTGAGTGGTAAAAACAAGTTCATTCTTCAATCTCCTCTGGTTGCGGCGCGTGTTCGGCGCACAAGTATCCAACGTATCCATCTGGCTGCACTTCCGCAACACCAGCAACATGGCCAAGTGGCCCCGCTCCGCAAACGTCGCAGACAATTTCCCAGCCCTTTAGCCTTTCAACAAAATTTCCGATCATATTAGTATTGCCCCGTGATTGCTGCACAAACGCCAGTGGTGACATTCAACAAATGGACGTACCCATCTCCGCCGTTTGCTCCCGCGTTTGCTGCGGTTGCGGCTCCCGTTCCTGCACCTAGTCCGCCACCTGCTCCGCCTGTGCCGCCCAGTGCTTGAATTTGGTTTGCAGGAGTGTACGTGATGGTTCCGTAAGTGATGTGCACTATCCCACCACCGCCGCCGCCTCCGCCTGCTCCTGCAATCCAGTTTGCGCCTGAGCCCGCTGTCCCAGCAGATCCGTTTCCGCCATTAGATCTGATGACACCAGAGCTTCCGATGGTTAACGTCTTGGCCAAGATCTTTACTCCGAATGGTGACGATCCACCCGAGCCTCCGACTCCTCCCCAAGAACCGCCAAGCTGCACTCCTGCACCGCCGCCAGAGCCAGGGCATCCGACAAAAGCAGCCATTCCTGCGGTGTCTGAAATATAGCTTCTCGCGCCGATGTGGTTTGAAAAGCCCGCATTGAACATCGAGTAAGGAACAAACTTGAACCCAGAAGCAAAAGTGACGGTAGATGCCGTTCCCTGCACACCCACAGCCGTGTATCCTCGTCCGCCGACTCCGCCAATGCCCCCAAGCAAAAACTGGTTTAACGCGACTGACTGGCCGGGTAATCCCCATCCAGTAGAGCCCGTGCATCCAATGCCCCCTCGACCGCCGACATTCAGTGTGCCGATTGCTGCCGTGGACTGAACTGGCTGAGGGATCAGTATCGCATCTCTGAATGAGGAAACAGACAAAGACGCGCCACCCGCTCCGGCGCTTCCGTATGTTGCGACGGGCGCGATTGGGTTTGCGGCGTTGTTGCCGACTGAACCGACTGTTCCGTTAACCGTCATGGACGTGTTTGCCCAGATTGCGTAGCCGGAAGTAAGAAGCGTAACGCCTGAATCTACTTGAAACGTGGTTGCAAAGATTGATCGAAGCAAAGTGTAAGTCGATCCTGACTTGCTCATGACTGAGGCGTAGGTGTTGGTTCCGTCAAGAACGAAAGCACCGTCGAATCCGTCGCCAAAAAATACGTCGATGCCAGAGAAAGAACCCGCCTGTGGTTTCCACTGCGCTTGATAAAGTCCGGTGGCCACGAATGAATCAATAGCCAGAACATCATCCACCGCGCTCGGTGGTGTTGTAGGCATTCGGACAATGGTTTGGTCCACTCCGTCGTGATGGTATAAGTTTGCAAAATCGGCATCGGATCTCAGTCCAGAATCAAAGCCGCCTGAATTTGTGACGACTTGCTTTACGTCGCCAGGAGTAGTGGTAGTTATTCCGGTGACTGAACCGTCAGTAGATGAAACATCATATCCAGAACCGCTAAAAGTCCTTGTGGTGGACGATGTACTGTCTGACGCGACTTTTCTTTCAGCTCCAGGAGTTCGACGAATGTCTAATGAGTCAGTTCCATCACCAAGAATGACTCTTGTGATTCCAGCCTGATCGCTTTTAGTAAGCGTGTTTGTCCCGTCAGCGATTGTGTTGTCTGTGACGGTCGGAGACACGATAAACTCGTTCGTATTTCCAGCGCCATCATCTTTCGCGGCACGAAACAGACCAGTCGGTCCATCATTTGTTAGACCTGCGTCGCTTGTAGGGTTTCCTGAACCATCGAAGTATACGATCTCGTTTGCAGGACCAGTAAGCGTGCTTCCGATCGGTATGTTCCCAACCACCGACCACGCGCCCGCAGCTTTGAGATACACGTCGCCGTTCGTATTCCTGAAATAGTAATCGCCGTCCTCGCCAGTGCCCGCGGAAGGAACGCCAGAG